CATTAAGAAAAGCGGCACTAGAAAACCCAGCTGATGTGTTAGCTATTATGTTTGGTGGTGCTTCAGGAATAAGAAGGTTACAACAACTGAAGCCTGAGACTACAGAACGCATTATGACAACCATTAAAAATGTAGGTGCTACACCTGTTGGCTTGTCAATGAGAGATGTAAGTAATAATAATGACCTAACTACAGTTGGTGGAACAGAAATAGCAAATCAAAGACAACTAGCTAATGTAGACGAAGCGGGTTTTTATTCTAAGGCAGAACAGGCTATATTTGATAGTATGCCTAATGAATTACCTAAAAATCAAGTACGTGGTTGGTTTGAAAAAAGAGGTGTATCACAAACTGAGTTAGCTGATTTAGGAATACTTTCCATGATTGACAACATGGAGGAAGGTAAAAAAGTAACTAAAGAAGGATTGTTAGAACACATTGCTGATCAACAATTAACATTTTCAGGAACAACTTTAGCTGATACAAATAACTTTGATTATGATTCTGATCACTATGATCCTGATAATCATTCACTTCAAATGCCTGATGCTACTGCTGATTACATGAATAGATACAATAATGGTGATGTAAACTGGAATCAAATTTTAAGAAGTGATGATGAACCTGATGATTGGTTAGATATACAAGGAAACAATTGGAGGTTATCACCTGATAGTGAAGATAGAGCTGTGATGTACGCTGAAGATATATTTCTTGATGAAATAGGTTCAAGTGAAAGAATTAACCCATCACCTGATGGTGAAATTGCTAGAACTATGGGTGGTAGCAGAAATCATTATCCTTTTAACAACGTACCTGATAGAGAAAGAATGGAAGGTGATCCTGAGATTGGTTACAATGGAGATTTTAGAGATCATATGGATATATCTAATTTAACACTTGTTAGATACATGCATGAAGCTAATCCTGAAAGGTATCCTAAAACAAAATCTATGGAGTTAAAAGGCTTATATTCTTTGTTAGAAAGTAATAAACGACTTGAGAATGATGCTACTGGAACACATCCTGAAATTTTACAACTATTAAGAGATAACGCAGAACCAACAGAATCGGTTATGCAACAAATTGCTATGCTAGAAGCCGACATTATGGATGATATACGTAGTGGCAATCTTGAGTGGGATATAGAAATGCTACGAGAAGCTGATGGACTTAATACTCCATATGATATGCCAGGAATAAATAGACGTAAATACGATATGCAAGATGCACTAGAAAAAATGGGTAGAGATTTATATTTAAATGATCCTGAATTTGAAATATTTATACCTGTAGAAGATGTAGATTATACAGCGTATGGTAATGATAGCATTGGCTACAGAATATCAACACCTCATGATGGATTTAATCACAACAGTAACGATTTAGAAGATATTTATGATCTACCAGCTTTAGAATCAGGCATTTTAGAACATGCAAGACAAGAGGGTTATCTTGATTCGGATAATGCTCTTGATGATAGGGTAAGCGATGGCAGTCCAAATTGGGAACAATTTACATTAAATAGACAACATCCTGAAGCTCGTAAAGATAATTACAAAGAAGAACTGATTATACTAACTCCTGATTCAGAACAAAGACGTGGTGGTTACCAGTTTGAAAGTGGAGTGCATTATCGTGGACACAAAAACTTATTTGCCCATTTAAGAAAATCAGATAGAGTAGAAGTTGGCACATCATCACCTGATGTGTATTTTATTGAAGAATTGCAATCAGATTTTCAACAAACAAGAAGGGAGTTAGGTGCGACAAAAGAAGAAACAGACGATCTTAAATTTAAGAACCGTATGAATACTTATGATACTGGTGAGATGATAGATGCGTGGGAAGATTTAGGTGATGGTGCAGATTTAGCATCATTTACAGCTACTACTAATGATGGTGAATTAGGTTGGAAAAAACTCGTTAAAACGCAAGAACAAAAAGATTTATACAAACAAGCAATGTTAACTCAAACAAATGCATATCAATTAGCTAACTTTCAATCTACTTCAGGTGATGTTAAGAAAAACGCTAGAGCGCAAATAAAAGAGTGGGAAGATACTTGGGATGTAAACCCTAAGAACCCTGATTCACCAAATTGGAGTGGTATGAGTAGGGATGATTATTATGAACTAGGTCAATATTTAAGTAAACATATAGATGCATTAAATAAAACACATCGTAAACTGGATAACCATTCACACACTAGCAGAACACCAATACAAGGGGATCGTTGGTACACAACATCTTTAAATTATGCGATTATGAAAGCTGTTGAAGAAGGTAAAAACACTATAGCGTGGGCAACGTCTGACCAAATATTAGATCAATGGAATCCAACTAGAGGTACAGATCACAATAAAAAAATCAACTTTAAAGAAAGCTATTCAAACACTTACGACAAAAAGCTACCTAAAATAGCTAAAAAACTAGCAAAAAAATATGGTGGTAAATTTGAAGTTATAAAAATTGATCTTGGTAATGGGAATTTTAGTGAAAACTATTCTATTCGTTTAACACCTGAGATGATTGATAACATGATAGAAGAATTCCCAGCAAACACAGAGTCAGGATTTGCTAGACCGACACATGGTAAACTACAACAAATACCTTCAGGTTTGTTACAAACTGACATTATTGAACAACAAGGACTATTAGCATGACAAAAGAAGAATTTATGAAGAAAGTGCTAGGAGCGCAATATTCAGAAAAGGAATCAGGTTTATTAGACAAAGTAGCTAAAAAAAATCTAGGCGCACAATATACTAAAAAAGAAATGGAAGGATTAATGGGTGTGTCTATGAACAAAGGTGGCACAGTAGTTGATCCTGATGGTGGGTATGGTGGCAGTCCTTATCAAAACACAGGCAAAAAAACAATGATTCCTTTTGATACAAATGTATATGGTGAACTAATTGCACCTGTAGATGTGAATGCGTTAACACAACAGTTTTATAGTATATTAGGTGACATACAAAATAAAACGGAGCAAGAAAGGGTAATACAAATCTTTCAAATGTCTGACGATGAAGGTAAAATCAAGTTTATGCAACAAATTGTTGACAACCCAAACATGGCTACTGGCTATGGTATACAAGATGAAGGTAATATGTACACAGGAGAAAATACACCGACTAAAAACTTTAGCAATCTAGGATTTAACTAATGGCATTAAATACATACACAACATTAAAGACAAGTATTGCAGACTTTTTAAACAGAGATGATCTTACGTCAGTTATACCTGATTTCATTGCATTAGCAGAAGCTCAGATAAACAGAGATGTTAGACATTGGAAGATGGAAGCAAGATCGAGTGGACAACAATCAAGTGGCGATGAGTATATGCAATTTCCTGCTGATTGGATTGAAACGATAAGATTGCATTTAACAGGCACAGGAACTACAGTTGTTAACTTAGTTTCAAGAGATGCTATGGCTGACAAACGTGCAGCTAATGAAAATGCAACAGGTACACCAAGAATGTACACACACGCTGATGGGCAGTTTCAATTGTATCCTACACCATCAGTAGACACAGATTTTGAGTTACTTTACTATCAGAAGATACCTTCTCTTAGTAGTAACACAGATAATTGGCTTTTACTAGAAGCGCCTGATGTATACCTCTATGGAGCGTTATTACACTCAGCACCGTACTTAGCAGAAGATCAAAGGGTAGCAATTTGGGCGCAGATGTATAGCGCAGCAGTTGCTAGATTAAATGAAAGCTCTGATGATGCTAGATTTAGTGGATCAGGGTTAACACTTAAAGTGAGAGGATTAGTATGAGTTTTTCCAACTTTTTAGAAACAGAGATATTAGACCACGTATTTGCAGGTGCTGCGTACACAGCTCCCGGCACACATTACCTAGCGTTATTTACAGCAGTAGCAGATGGTGAAACAGGTTCAGTTACTGAAGTAAGTGGTGGTGGTTATGCACGTCAAACAGTAGCATTTACAACATCAGGTAACACTACGTCTAATAATGCGGCAGTAGAATATCCTACAGCTACAGCTAACTATGGAACAGTAACACACGTTGGTGTTTACGATGCTTCATCATCAGGTAACTTAATGGCTTATGCTTCATTGTCATCTAGTAAGACAATTGAAACTGGTGATGTATTTCGTGTGCCATCAGGTGATTTAGACATTACGCTTAATTAAGTAAATGCCTGTAAACAGAGTTGGTTATGGGTACGGAAACTACTCAGCAGGAGATTTTGGTACTGAAGGTGTAACACATGAAAGTGGTGCATTAACAGTAACAGCAACATCTAGTACTACTGCTGAAGGTGGTAAAGATGTGCCAAGTGGTGCATTATCTGTAACTGCAACATCATCTATTGCTTCATTTAGTGCTGATAGAGATAGAGAGTCTAGTGCTACAGTTAATGCTGTTGTAACAATTACAGCAAGTGGTGAAGATATAATCTATGAAGATACAGACGAATATGCATACGGAAGTGGTCTGTATGGTATGGAGGCATACACACAAGGTGATTTGCAGACGATTGTTAGTGCAACATCATCTACTGCTGTATCTAATGCATTAAGAGTACGTAGTGCTAGTGGTACATCAACTGTTACAAGTGGTGAATCAGCAGATAGTGAAAAGATATTTCAAGGTCTTGGAGCAAGTACTGCAACTTTATCTTTAACTGCTGATGGTGCGTTTACAGTAAATGTAAATCCACAGACAATATCTGCAACTGCAACAACAACACCAAGCATACTAAGAGTAAGAAATGCAACAGGTATAGTTTCAGCAGAGTCAGGTGAAATGACACATGGGCGAGAAAAATGGGAGTTAATAACTAATAACTCTGTAACGTGGACACAAATAGCGGCATAAGATTATGGCATTAATACCACTAGACATACCACCGGGTCAATACAGAAATGGCACAGACTTTCAAGCATCTAACAGATGGAGAGATGCAAGTTTAGTAAGATGGCATGATGGGTCAATGAGACCAGTTGGTGGATGGACAACTAGAAAAGCTAGTGCATTTGCATCAGCACCAAGAGCAATGATTTCATTTCTTGATAACTCTAGTGATGAATATCTTGTAGGCGCAACATATAACAAACTGTATTATGTAAACCCCTCTCACACAGTTTACGACATCACTCCTTCAGGTTTAACATCAGGCGATCTGAATGGCTCACTAAATTTAGGTTATGGTGGTGGTTTTTATGGATCAGGGAATTGGAGTTCAGCACCAACATCATCAGGCATATACCAAGAAGCAACTACATGGTCATTAGACACATGGGGTGAATACCTAATGGCTTGTTCATCAAAAGATGGCAAGATATATGAATGGCAATTAAATACAGGTGTTGTAGCACAACAAGTAAGCAATGCACCAGTTAGCAATAAAGGAATAGTAGTTACTGAAGAAAGATTTGTATTTGCACTTGGCGCAGGTGGTAATCCACGCAAAATTGCATGGTGCGATCAAGAAAATAATACGTCATGGACACCATCAGCAACAAACCAAGCGGGTGATTTTGAATTACAGACTGTTGGTCAAATTATGTTAGGTTTGCGTATGAGAGGGCGAACACTAATACTGACAGACAATGATGCACATATAGCACAATACTCAGGCGCACCATTTGTGTATGGTTTTGAAAGAGTAGGTACAGCTTGTGGTGTTGCATCAAGACGAGGTGCAGTAGCCATAGATGAAGGTGCGTTTTGGATGGGTAAACGTGGTTTCTTTACATTTGATGGATCAGTAGCAAAAGAAGTAAATTGTGAAGTTGCAGATTATGTGTTTGACGATATGAATGCATCACAAATTAGTAAAGTGTATGCTGTACACAATTCACAACATAGTGAAATATGGTGGTTTTATCCATCAGCAACATCAACGGAAAATGATAGATATGTAGCATTAGATTATAAAGAAGCGCATTGGTCAACTGGTGAATTAAGTAGAACTGCAGGTGTAGATCAAGGTGTATTTAGTAATCCAATATGGGCAGATGCTAGTGGCAACCTTTACAATCAAGAAACAGGTTACACACATTCAGGTTCAACAAAACCATACGCTGAGTCAGGATCAATTAGTATTGGTAACGGTGATAGCATAATGAAAGTAACACAGTTAATACCTGACGAAAAAACACAAGGACAAGTAGAAGTTACGTTTAAGACACGTTTTTATCCTAACGATACTGAGTCCTCACACGGTGCGTTTACTCTTGGTAATCCTACAGATGTGCGCTTTCAGGGTAGACAGGTGCGTATAAAAGTACAAGGTACAGGTAACGACAACTGGAGATCAGGAATTATGAGAATAGAAGCAAGTGCAGGAGGTAGACGATGAGTACACAAACTCCTCCACCACCTCTAGGATCAGATTGGAAACCCTGGGGTGAAAGATTAAACAGTTTTTTAACAACTACAAGAGACAAACTAAGAAGCCTTACAAGTGGTGAATCAGCATCAGATGATGGTATCTTGATGTGGGATAGAGGTGACAAAAATCCTGTAGTATCTATTGATGGTGTGTGGACTCCACTAGGACTAGGCGGTGGTACTAATAGTGGCTCTCATGGCTTCTTTTATAGCACAGTAAGTCAAACTGCAAGCGCAGTTGATACTGCCTACGGAATTACTTGGAACAACACAAATGCTAATAACAATATCTCTATTAACGGTAGTGATTCAACAAGGATTGATTTTGCTAAAGGTGGCACTTATTATTTAAATTTTCATGCTACAATAGCATCATCAAACGCTTCTACAAAAACAGTTTATTTCTTTCCTAAAGTAAATGGCACAACACAAGACCACTCAACTATTATTTCTACACTTCATGAGAATGGACAAAAGAAAATCGCATCAAGAAACGCCTTATTTACAATAAGCGCAGGTGATTATCTTCAAGCAATGTGGGCGGTAGATGATATTGCGGCGTTGTTAGAGAACACTACAGCAACAGCATTTGCACCATCTACACCAAGTGTTACCTTATCTATTGTTGAGGTTACAACATGAAGTTAGAAAAAGAACTAATAAGATGTAAAGACTGGATACAGTCAGCTTTAAACAAAGGTGGTAATACTCATGAGTTTAAAGATGTAGTTGATGGGATAATACGAGGAGATTTTCAACTATGGTTAGGCGCAAACGGTTGTGCAGTAACCGAAATAGTAGTGTATCCTAATAAGAAAGTCCTTCACGTTTTTCTCGCAGGGGGAGATCAAGGACAAGGAATAGAACAAATTACTGACATGCATGATGATGCAATGGCATGGGGTAAACAACAAGGATGTACAGGAATGACTGTTACTGGTCGTAGAGGATGGAAAAAGGTTCTAGCTTCTAAAGGATGGAAAGAACAATTTACTACTTTATTAAAGGAGTTTTGACATGAGTGGTGGTGGTGGAAAAAGTGGCAAGGAAACAACAACAGAAGAAACAACGATTCCTGATTGGCTGAAACAACCAGCTATCAGAAACTTGCAACGAGCAGAAGATGTACAACGCATAGAGTATATGCCATATCGTGGTGCGGAAATCGCAGCATTCAACGATGTACAAAATCTTGCAATGAACAACAATCTTAATACAGCTAGAGCTTTTGGGTTGCTTGATCCTAGTAGTACACTTACTGCTGAGAGCCAAATGCCTACACCAACAGAGTTTGCAGGTGGTTTTAAAGGTTACTCATCAATGCCATTGTATGATCAAGCATTGGCTGAAACACGTAAGGCACAGCCTGATGCAGTAGCACAATATGAAGCGTTATTTGGCGCACCTGCTATGGCACAATTAAATGCATCACGAAATAGTGGTGGTGGTCGTGGTAGAGGTGGTAGTGTACCTATGCCTAGTGGCAACCCAACTTCTAACTTTACTCCTAATTACGACTCTCCCCACTTTCAAACTGATTTGCATAAAGACCAAATTAGTCCATTTAGCACAGTTAGTGAGTCAGATAATGCTTACAGAAATCTACAACCAAAATTTGACTATAGTTATACAAAAGCACCTGCAATGGATGACACAGCAGACATTGAAGCAGGTATGAGAGGTGGTCTAAGTAGTAGATTCGATAGTAAAGGATACACACCTATGGGAAAGTAGCAGGGGAAACAGCCCCCTTGACCGAAGCTGAATTTAATAAAGGTAAAGCAACATGGCTAGATATATTGACACCAAAATTTAAGGAGCAAACACACGTGGTTAGCAATATAACACCTATTAAACAAAAAGATATGGGTGAACCACCATTCGGAACAACAATTGATAAAGCTGTAATAACTGATACAAGAAAAATAGGAAATCCACATGCAAATGATTACTATACTTACGGAAAACGATAGGAGATAAGAAATGGCAGGATCACCATTACCCGGTGGACAAACAACACCACCAAACATTAATCAACTAGCAGCGCAAGGTATACAAGGCGCAGGTATGGGTTCTGCTGTTGGAATGGGGTACACACCTCAACAAGTTAGTACAGTAGGACAAAGTGCAAGAGTTACACCACAAACACTTGCTAGTACAAATCTTAATACCTATATGAATCCTTACACAGATGCAGTTATAAAGCAAAACGAAGCTGACATTTTAAGAGGAGCGCAAATAGGTTTAAACGAATTATCATCACAAGCACAAGCTGCGGGTAGTTTCGGTGGATCACGTCATGGAATACAAGGTGCTGAATTGGGTAGAGCATCACTTGAACAACTTGCTCAATCATCAGCAGGCCTTAGACAATCTAACTATGCAAACGCACAAAACGCAGCCTTGCAAGACATACAAAACAATATGCAAGGTCAGTTAGCTAATCAATCATCAGGTCTACAAGATATATCTAACAGATTACAAGCATCACTAGCTAATCAGAGTGCAGGTTTACAAGCGCAAAACCAAAGACTAGGAGCGGCGAATCAATTAGCTAACATTTCTAATCTTGGTTTTGGTATGGGGCAACAAGTAAATCAAAATCTTGCTACACAAGGTGCAATGCAACAAGCACTACAGCAAATGATTATGGATAACGCTAGAAACAAATTTGACACATATACAGGCTTCCCAGCAGCAGGGTTGCCATATCTTAACAATGCACTAGGCAATACACCACAAGGTGAAAGCACTACAGTACAAACAAGATCAAAGACACCGGGATTGTTTGATTATTTGTCATTAGGTGCTAGTGGATATACTGGAGGTAACTAATGGCAGGATTATCTAAACTACTAATAGGAGGAATATTAGGAAACGCTTTCTCAGGTGGTGGTTTGCTAGGTAATCAAAGACCTGATGATCAGTCAACACAAATGGCTAATAACAGCAATCAAGGTTTTGGTGGTGTAGTTAGTAATTTTAGCAATCAATTGTTTGATGGCATGAGCAGAGAGCAAGTAGCAAGGCTTGGTCTTGGCTTCAACTCTATGCGGCTTGATCCTGACGAAAGTCTTGCGGCTTCTTTTAGAGAAACAGTCAAACAACAAGGCACAGTCCAACAAAGAAACGAAACTGTTAAATATCTACGAAAAATGGGGCATAACAATCAAGCTGATCTTGTTGAAAAAGGCATTATGTCTATTAAAGATGCATCAGCGTTACTCTTAAAAGATGCAACTGCGAAAGGAGATGTTAAAGGATATATTTCATGGTTATCTGCTGAAGCTCAGAAGGAAGGTAGAGCGCATTTTGGTGATTACGCTGAAATGTTAACCTTCAACCCAACTGAAGATATGATGAAAGAAGTGACCAAGATGGTTGCAAATGATCT